CCAACACTTTAGCCTGAGAAACAACAGAACTTCTTTGTATTGCTGAATCCAAAAACATTTCATTGGCCACCATATTTAAATAGTAGGCATTGTATTGTGTGTTATATGCTAAAACATCCAAAAGAACAGATAAAGAAGAACCATCAAAGTTGTAATCTTTAAATGTGTCTTGTGATTGTAGATATGTAATAAAGTTACTTTTAATACTTTTAAAATCTAAATCAGCAACTTGAATGTTGGTATTTGAAGATGACATTATCTTGACCTTTGGAGAAACAGATTGACCGCTGTTGGTGTTGTATTATTTCCTACATAGAATGAAATTGTTGCCAGAAATGAATTTTGGTCAGCATTTGGTGATACCTTGATGTCATTTACTTTGGCTCTTGGTTCATAATTTCTAATAACATTTGTAATTTCATCAGACAACATACTAGCAGTCAAATTATTTACAGGTTCAAATAACAAAGTATTCAAATTTGAACCTAAATTGGGTTGAAATGGTCTTTCATAAAAATTAGTCAAAAGTAGACTTCTAACTGAACGGACAACCGCCTGTTCATCATAACTCATAGCAACATCATTCGTTACGGGTAAACGATTGAATGTTAAGTCTAAGTCTGAATAAAGATTTTTTAATTGTGCCATTTTCTATTTATAGATCCTAGGAGTAAATGCGCTTTTTGGAATTTCGATAACCGTCCGGACTTTTTCGGGGGCCGGCAAGGATTTTGAAAATTTGTAAAATTATTCGAGTGCAAATGCTGGACCATCAGAAACTCCACCACCCCTCTGAATACCACCATGCTGATGTAAATTGAATATCAACCTATCAGCCTCAATAGAACGAACCAAATCGGTAATAAGAAGACCTGAAACAGTACCTGGAATCATATAAGCGCTTGTTGCTGGATATCCAGCTGCAACATATCCTAAAGTTGCAACACCTAAATCTGCTGATATAGTACCTGGAATAGCAAGTGGTCCTACTGGTAAACCAGTTGCAGCTGCTGTAGGTCCAACTGCCAACCAACCTGGAGTTAAAAAACCTAAAGTGGCAAAAATCTTTTGGCCAGCATTAACATTATTTTCTGCTTTGATACTTTGTGTAGAAGATATGTCACCACGAACAAATAAGTCAGCATTCATATTGACTGCACTTGCTTGTATGTTCAAATCACCTTGAGTATTAACATCCACATCACCTTTTGATGTTATACTTGTGCTTCCGTTAATAGATTGTGTGACATTACCTAGAACTTGCTGAGTCAAATTACCTTCAACTTTCATTACAGCGTCTTTTTTTACATTAATTACACAAGGACCATCTACGGTTATATTACATTGTCCTTTTATGTAAACATTATTGCCATCCATAAGGATTTCATAATTTTTACCCAAAACCTTATTAATTCGAGTACCGTCAGCTTGAATTTCAGTAAAAGTACCTGTTCTGTGTTGAAGGCGTACTCTTTCAGCCCCAGGTGTATCATCCAACTCAAAAAAATGACCAGATTCTGTTTGAGTTATAGTATTATACGGATATACCGCATTATAATTTGATTTTGGTTCTGTGAATGAACTATCTATTGCCATTTTATGTTAATGCTTTCACTTGTTGATTCACACCATTTAATTGTGTTTGTAATGTGTTTAGAGCACTATTGTTCAACTTTCCTTGATAAATTGCCAAATCAGATTGTGCATTACTTAAACAAGATTGTAAAAGTTTTCTTAATTCTTCTGGAGAATTTAAAATTGTCTTAATAAGATTATTTAAATATGCTACATAATTTGTAATTGCAGTAGCTTCATCAAGAGCATCTTTGATAGCTTTCGATATTAATTTTGCTTTAGCTTTTAAAGTTTGTATAGCCTGTTTTAATTCTTCAACAAAAGGATTTTGAGATAAAGCAGTTAATAATGCCTCAATAGCAGCTTTTATCTTAGCAATGATGCCAGAAATGAAAGACTTCAGAGCAGCGATATCTTTAGTGACTTCATTGACAATATCACACACATGAATCCTAGCCTCATTAGCTTTTTGTATTCCTGTATTTTTAATATCACCTAACGCTAAAGATGGCGTTGTTAGAAAAGTACTTCCAATAGACAAAGGCTTTGGTGCATTGACTTCAATTATATTACCGTTTTGGTCAGTTTGTGTTTTAGCTATAGTTAAACTCATTTATTGTCCTTGTTTTATTGCAGGTAAAACACCCATCATAATTGGAAATTGTCCATTTCCTGAGTCCATAAAGAAACCTACAACCCAATCTCCAACTGACGGTGCAGAAAAAGTCTTAGAAGCATTAAAAGAAACCATTGGATGAGCCCAAGGTAAATCTTTATCTTGTATTTCATCACCATACCAACCAAATATACGGACTTGGCAACGATAGAGTCCTAATGGATCTACTCTATTTCTAATCTCACCAACCCACCATACAAATCCATTTAGACCTGCAAAATTATTTACAACTTTAGACATTATTTAAATATACCTTTGGCACTATTTTGCCATATTGATGAAGAAGGATCTGGTGAAGCATAAGGAGTAGGAACACTTTCCTTACACAATTCCAATATAGTTATATATCTGTCGTTAATCAAATGCCTAACAGCCGTGACTAAGTATTTGCCTGAATAGAAGGCATCTGGTTTCTGGTCAAGTGGATTTATCGATCCTAAATTGAAATTGACGACCATACCAACAGTAAGATTGGAGTCACCAGGCACAGAAATCTTAACTCTTGTGTAATTGGCCAAAGCTAATTGTGCTGTTCTGTATGGTACATAAGTTTCAGCATAAATGTTATGTGCTGATGTTCCATTACTGTTTTGATTGATATATGCTGTATTTGATTGACTAAAATTAGAAAATATCAATTTTAATACAGATTGTGGAGCTTGATTGAGCTGGTGACCTTTTCTGTTTGTGTATTGATTCGTAATTGGATTAGGATTTAATTTGACAGTAGAACTATTTCTTTGGTAAGCTCCATAATCAAAATTGGTCACTTTTTTAGTTCTTGTTAATATATCAACTGAAATTAGTTGATTTGCAAAAACACCAGAATTGATAGCTCCAAGTGTATCAAATGAGTTGAGTATCTCATAAGTTAACGCATTGAATTGAGCTTTGTTTAGATTGTTTGTATCAGTATTTTTGGGACTATAGTTGTATTTCTGATAAACAGGATTTGACATCAAAGATTGTAAAGACCTAAAATTAAAACCATACTTGTCTTCATAGAAAATCATGTCTGCGCCTACACTTCCGGCTTTTGGTTGAGCATATACAGACATAAAATTGATAGCATCAAAAGGTTTTATTGTAGGAATTACAAAATCGTAAGAACCATATGTTTCTTCGATAACATTGATTTTACTCTTATCAACCATCAATTGATTTTGTAAAATATCAGTTACATTTTTATAGATTTCTTGATTGGGATAAGCTTTGGAAAACTTATACTGTTCATTCAGTAACATTTCTTCTGAACAGAAATACAAAGCGTAAGACATGGTAGTCAGAGTATTCTCTTGCTTACGATTGGCCATCTTATAAACTCTGAACAACTTATCTATCTCAGTTCCTTGTTGTCCTGTGGTACTGAAAGTTATTCTCAAAAATTCATTGCCATTCATTTGGCCTAATTCAACATAACCAGCTGCTTCTGATAACATAATATAACCAGAAGCGGTATTGTTGAACAAATCTTCATGATAAGATAATTCAACCAGAATATTTTTAACGTCCCATGTATTCGTTGCCGTCAACAGGGTTAAATTTGTTATTGAATAGTCTTGCGAATATCTAATACCAGACGTTGCTGGTGTTTCCGCAAATGTTGCAGCCATTTTAAGTTCCCATCAATGATACAAATTGTGATTCAATTTCAGAAGCGTAGATTGAGTTGATAAGATTAATGGATCTTTTAGACTCATTATTTTGTAATTCATAATCATATATGCTCAAGACACCAACAGAAACAGTTTCAGTTATTGTGTTATTATCGGAAAATGTTTTAACTGTTGTGCCTGTTTCGGTTGAATTGTAAGTATTCTCATCAATAACGATAGTATTTGTTGTTTTTTTCAAAGAATAACTATCTACCGTTTCAATCGTTTTTGTATATTGATAAACAGTTCCTTGTGTATATGTTGTTATCAAAGGTATAGATGGTTTGCCGGTATTTGGATCTATTGGACTTCCAGCTGCTACAAAATACTTATTGGCAATATAACTATCGAATGTTTTTGAATCTAATGGCCATTCCCATTGTGGATCCGTAATTTGACTTGAGAAGAGTGGCAACCAATATCTATATGAAGTTCCATAATATTTGTTAGCAACGATATCTGGTGTATCACCCTCTTGCAAATCGTAGGAATAAAAAGCAAGTGAATTGCTCACTAAAGAAGGTATCAACTCAACACGTTTCATAATATTGGTAAGTAATATACCATTATTATTGTAATCGGTTGTTATGACTTTTGGAAATGATTTGAAATAGTACATCATCTTAGAACACCATCTCCTGTTCGGTTAGTAATAGTACCCATCTTACCTCTATCAAGAGCTTGTATTTCTTTAAAGTGTAGACTCAAAGTTGTCTGAACAGGTGCACCATTGTCAAAGGCAGCCCATCCGTTTGGAGCATAATTAACACCAACATCCGTCAAAGCACAGTCACCATATTTTGGTAAATATTGATTTTCTTTATTGTTGTTAAAGAAGTTAACATTAAAGATGGCAGGTGGAATTAAAAATAAACTATCAGTTGAAGTTTGAGAACCTGCGGTCAAAGTGGGTAATGAATAATTCTTAAATATCCACAAAATCTTATCAATCGT